TCTGGGTTGATACCTTTTGGCATAATACTCCTATAAAAACAATATGGTAGAGGGCTTTTTTCCCTCTACCATATTGCGGGTTGTTCCCAACCCATCAAAATTGCTTTTACAGCAAATTTTGTTGAATTATTTACTTGCGGTAAATAGTTACTGTGTTTGCTGCAGTAAACACGGCAACAAATGATGCCGAACTTGCTGCTGCAATAGTAGCCATTCCTGCAACACCACCGAGTGTTACACCAGAAGCACCAGCAGTCAATGTGATTGCGTGTGTTGCTGCTGCAACATTCACAACTGTGAATCGGAAACTTGAACCGACTGCCTCATCTGTGAACGCTGCACCCAACTCTGCACCTGTTGGTGTTGTTAGTGTGCGACCAGTAGTTGGGGTCATTGTGTAAATGACCTCTCCTGCTGCTGCAAGCGTTGCTGCTGCTTGAGTTGTTGCGGCATCTGTCGCTGCAACTACTGTTACTTTTTCTTCCTTGGCTACCCAAGTCTCAAGACGCTTGCGTGTTAGCGCACCATCTGTATCATTTGGAACTAATGGCATTTCTATCTCCTATTTTGTTTTGTTTAAATTGTTGTTGTTTATTGTTTGATGGGGGCTTGCGCCCCCAACAAATTATGTTACTTAAGCGGTTTTCGCTGTCAGTTTACCTTGCTTCTTAGCGTTGCGGCAAGTAAGGTTGCCGTAACACATAATTAAAGCATAACGTGCATCCAAGTCTTCTGGACGAACAAATGCTGTCTGTTGGAACCACTTGCCTGAATGACCAACAAGTGTAATATACTTGCTGTTCATAAAGTACATAATTCCAGCAGTGCAACTTGCGTCAAACACTACAGGTGCAGCCTTGAACAGAAGGTTCTGGAAACCAGCATCTGCTGTCTTAGCGTCTGTGTAGCGCAACTGTGGTTGCAACAAAGCCTCATACTTCTCAAACAAAGTTTGAGTTGTAAGAACTAGGTCTGGATGGTCATTACCAACAGAAACCGTGTTGTATGCGGTTGCCATTTGAGCAAGAGTCAAAGCAGTTGCTGTGTTCTCCTCGTATGACTTCCAATACTCGTTACCAACAGTTGCACGGTTAATGTTACCAACAGTACCTGAAGCCTCAATGATGTTACCAAGACCGTTCCAGTCTTTTGAACTGTTGCCAGTTCCGTCACCGTAGAACATGTCGTTGAAACCTTCACGCATTGACTCCTCAGCCTGCATGATTTTGGCTTCCAACAAGTTGATGATTTCTTGTTCACCGTTGTTCTTGGCTTCTTCAATGCCGCTGATTGCGATAGATGCAGCGTACTGCTTCCATTCGTATTCTGCTGCAGTGATGCCTGTTTGTGCTGTCAGTGAAATTGAATCGTATCCACTGTACGAAGAAACCGTGCTGTTTGTGCCATAAATAAGTGGCTCAACAATTTTGGTTCCACCATTGAGCATACGGATACGCCCCTTGGTCATAAGGTGATTGGTCAGAACACGGTCCGAGAACACGTTATCTGTTAATTGGTCACGATAGTTAGCGAGCGTTGTACTTAGCAACGCATCAAAGTTTACGTTTGACATTATTTTCCTTTAAATAGTAGTTGTTAAATTGGTTTAGTTTGCGCCCAATTGACGTTTAGCGGCAGCCCAAGCATCAGAAATTGACGTAATTGGTGCAGTTTTATCACTAGTTGCCGAAGTAGCAGATGAACCACCTGAAACAACACTAGCAGCACGTTTTGCTTCAAGCACACCGTTATCGGCTTGCTTTAAACGTTCTTTTGCTGCTGACTCTAGTTTAGACTGTGCAATAATTTTATCAAAAGCCAATTGCTTATACACGCCTTCTAAATCGGTGGTGTTCATACGCAAAGCGGATGACACAACAGAATTTACGTCAAAATCACTATACTTAGATTGTAGACTCGCAATTTCTTTCTCAATTTGTTGTTGATTCTGAAATTCTTCAAATGATGCCACACGTTTATCAAGTTCACGAATCTTCCGTTCCTCTGGAGTAAAAGAAGATTCATCTACTGCTTCAACCTCTGGAACATTGGATGTACCATAATGTTGTGACAATAAACTTAATGTCGCTGCTGGATTATTTTCCAAAGCCGCTTGAAGTGACGAAGCAAACTCAATTTTCTCTCGTTGCTGTGACAATTCTTGCGTCTTCCGAGTATAATCGGCTTGACGTTGATAACCTGCGATAGCCTCAGATAAAGGAATCTGCAATTCCTCTCCATCCAACTTTACTGGAACTCTATGATTAGAGTATTCCTCTACGTTTAATGTAGGTGTATCGGGTGCTTCTGTGATTACACTTTCAGATGAGGGTGACCCGACTGTGGGTTCCGCTGACTGTGCTGCGATTTCGTCGCTCATATTTCTCCTAGAGTCCGTAATGGTTGTTCTACTATTAAATTAAGCGTTCCCTGACAATGGGGTACACAACTAGGGGTAAACCTTTTTGATGCGTTAAAACGCATCTGGGTGCGTCTAGTGACCTATTGTAGAGGTGGTTGCTGTTGCTGTTGTTGTGCAGCCAACATAGCCTGCATTTCAGGTGGCATTGCTTCAGCAGGGACAGGTGGGGCGCCAGCAGGACCAGCAGGACCCATACCTTGTTGAGGTGGTGGTGATGTAATAAACTCGTCAGGGTTTTTTACACCAAAGCCCATTTGCAGAACGTATGCTGCAAGTTTGCCCATATCAATAATTCCTGCGCCTGCGAACGGTGCCAAAGCATCTACCATTTGTAAAGCCATTTGTCGGCGGAAAGATTCGTTTGCTGGTTGTGTTGAACCTGCGGCTACCTCAAAATCAAAATCGCCTTGCAAATAGTCACGGTCAAAGTTCACCCAAACAGGTTCTCCGTCTTTGCCCATAACACGAGCAACTTGTTCACCAATCATGTACTGTTGTGCCAACAACACCATACGGCGACCAATTTCGGCAATGCTTTGTTCAACTGTTGCAAGTTTATCACTAGTGCGGGCATTAGCAGCATCTTGCATCAAAGATGATTCTGTTGCAGTGCGGCGAATTTCTGATACGCCGCCACGTTGGAACTCTGACACACCAGAAACACGGTCAATGTCACCAATAATAAGTTGTGTCTGGTTATAGAACTCTGGTGGGTTGATTACCGCTGGGAAAGCGGTAACAACACTAGCAAGGTTCTCGTCTGATATGACAGGCACCATTACGTTATCTATGTCTGATTCTAGGGCTGTGCGACCAAGTTGGTCAAATGCTGATTCTTTGTACAAATATTTGCGAGCAAACTTTTTACGGTGATTCATCATCTGTGTACGGGTTTCGTTTAACTCTTTTTGCAATGGTTCAATAGATTCCAAATCACCCATTGGGTAGAAATGGTCTGGTACTTCATAGTTGCGCAACATAACAAACGGCTGACCAAACGAATATGGCATTAGTGTTGGTTTAATTAGATAGTTGTCTCCATGTTCAGAGAAAATGCACATCAGGTTGCTGGCAATGTCATAAAATTCGTAAACTTCTGCGTAGCCCGCATTTTTGTCGTAAATCTTTTTTCTACTAGGGTCATCTGCGTAACGGCTGACAGCCATAACTTTTACGTTTTCACGTGCGGTTTTGTTGTAACGTTTGTCTTGTTTAACATCTTCAATTGGGCGGCGTACACGTTGGGCAATCCAACGAATGTCGTGCATGCTTGTACCATCTGGGTCCACAAACACGTCGCTAGGTGAAACACGTTCAGCAAACGGGCTATCTTCAAGAATGACACTATGTGCGGTTGTTTCTCCACCCGATACAGGGTCAGAAACTTCTGTGTCGCCACCTTTGGTGTCTTCTTCTTCTACGAAACGGTATCCAACTTTGACCCATCCATGACCAAATGTGAGCATGTCTTTTACTGCACGACGAAAGTGTGAACGAATGTCACGGTGTTTCCACCAATAGTTTGTTACCGCTTCAGCGATAACTGCTTGTGGTGCGTTTTCTGGGCTAACAGCATTGACAGTAATCTTCGGATAGTTTACTGAAATGCTTGGTGAAATAACGTTAATGGTGGAAAACGAAATGTTTACTAAAATTCTGTCTTCTGTTCGGTAGTCATCAAAGTGACGTCCCTTGTACATGTCGGTCATGCGA